AGAAAATGTTCGGTCACGTTCGCAAAAAATAGGCTAATATATAGGCTAGAGCGATTAGATGAAGCGATACTTCATAAATGTTCCTTTTTCTTGCTAATAAAAATACGTACAAAATACGCATAAAATTATTGACTTATACGCATTTTGTACGTATAATGAACATATAAATTAAAAAAAGGAGAGTTTTTCATGAAGAGAAGAGATTTGATTAAACTCCTTGAAAAAAATGGATGGTATTTAAAACGGAATGGTGGGAACCATGATCTATATACAGATGGTAACAGAATTGAGCCAATTCCAAGACATCCAGAGATTAAGGAGCGATTAGCTAAATCTATTATCAAGAAACTGGGGCTTTAAGCCCCAGACTTGGTGGATTCATGAAAAACAAAAATGAAAAAAGGATCAAACGGCAAGATTTTAGGAGGAACGGAAACATGGCAAAGAAAGTAGCGTATCCGGTTATTTTAAAACCGGATCAAGAAGGGTATTATGTAGAAATCCCTGATTTTGATATCGCTACAGAAGGCGATACAATAGCAGAGGCTATGGAAATGGCCAGAGATGCTATTGGATTGATGGGGATTGATATGGAAGATGAGAAAAAAAGTCTTCCAGAACCAAATTCAAAAGCTCAAAATGTAGAAGCAGGAGACACAGTAACACTTGTAGATGTAGACTTTACAGAGTACAGAAAGAGAGTGGATAATAAAGCAGTTAAGAAAAACTGTACAATTCCATATTGGATGAGTGTAGAAGCCGATAAAGCGGGAATTAATTATTCACGAGTATTACAAGATGCAATTTCTAATATATTAGGAGTTGCGCGTACAACAAAAGGTTAATCAAATCTCAAAATATATTGAATTAAGCACCTTCGGGTGCTTTTTTCGTGCATAAATTTAAGGACCTCTAGCTCAGCAGGTCAGAGCAGTCGGCTCATAACCGATCGGTCCAGGGTTCGAGTCCCTGGAGGTCCATTTAAGAAATAAGAAAGAAGGTGGTAATGTTTGAGTGAAGAAAAAAACTACATACTTGCAGAAGCCGACTATGTAGTGGGAATGAAATATAAAGACATTGCTGCCAAGTATGGAGTCTCGATCAACACTGTAAAGTCATGGAAGAAACGATACGCATGGTCGAGAGATAAAAAGACAGAATGCATCCAAAAGGGGTGCACACAAAATAAAAAGGGTGCACACAAAAAAGAAGCCGTTGCAGAGGACGTAAGTCAAGTCGCGATCAACGATGAACTTACCGATCAGCAGCAGCTTTTTTGTTTGTATCAATCTAGGATGTTTAATTACACGAAAGCTTACATGAAAGCTTATCCAGGATGTACTTATGCATCTGCTGCCGTATTAGGAAGCAGGCTTATGAAGAATCCAGTGATCAGAAAAGAGATTGAACAGCTAAAGCAGAATCATATGAACAGGGAACTGTTAAAGCAGGAAGATATCTTTCAAAAGTACATGGATATTGCGTTTGCAGATGTGACAGATTATGTATCGTTTGGGCGAGAAAATATTCAAGTTATGGGTGCTTTTGGTCCAGTAATGGTAGAAAACAAAGAAACTGGAGAAAAAGAAGTTCTCGAAAAAGAAGTCAATACTGTGAAATTCAAACAATCTGAAGATGTTGATGGAACGTTGATCACGGAAGTGAAGCAAGGAAAAGACGGAGCGAGTATTAAGCTGGTTGATAAGATGAAAGCTTTACAATGGCTTGCAGATCATATGGATATTGCTACAGTTGAACAGAAAGCTAAGATTGAGCAGATCAGAGCTAAGACAGAACAAATCAGACACAGTGAAACTGATACAGGAGAAGATGCAGTTCAATCTTGGATGGATGCTGTAAAAAAAGCGAGGGAATCAGATGGATGATAGAGTATTACATGATTTCCTTGTAGAGAGTATTCCTTTATGGGAGCAGAATCCAGTTCAATTTTTTGAAGAAGTTCTTTCTTTTTATCCAGATGAATGGCAAAAAGAAGCAGCATTTGCTTTAAGAGATAATCCAAAAGTAACGATAAAATCCGGACAGGGTGTTGGAAAAACAGGATTTGAAGCTGCAACATTGTTATGGTTTTTAAGCTGTTTTGAGAATGCAAGAGTTGTTGCAACAGCCCCAACACTGCACCAGTTGAACGATGTTCTATGGGCAGAGGTTTCAAAGTGGCAAAGTAAATCTCCGTTATTGAAGGAGATACTACAGTGGACCAAAACAAAAATATCTATGATTGGTAGCAAAGAACGTTGGTATGCAGTAGCAAGAACAGCAACCACTCCAGAAAATATGCAAGGATTCCATGAAGATAATATGCTATTCATCGTTGATGAAGCTTCTGGTGTTGCAGATCCAATCATGGAAGCAATCTTAGGTACTCTGACAGGAGCCAATAATAAATTGCTGCTTTGTGGAAACCCGACAAAAGCAAGCGGTACATTTTACGACAGCCATACATCGGATCGTAAATTATATTATTGCATTACTGTAAACTCCGCAGAATCTAAAAGAACTAATAAAGACAACATTGATTCTCTGATCAGAAAATATGGAGAAGAAAGTAATGTTGTCAGAGTCAGAGTAAAAGGATTGTTTCCCAAACAGGATGATGATGTTTATATGCCCTTGGAAATGTTGGAAGCATCGATCATCTTGGAAGAGATACCACCAGCTGATATTTGCACTTTAGGAGTCGATGTGGCCCGCTTTGGTGACGATGACACAGTGATCGCAAGAAATATGAATAACAAAATCACACTAGAAAAGATTAGGCATGGTCAAGATCTAATGAAAACTGTAGGAGATGTTGTTGTAGAGTGTAGGAATATCAAGGAAAAGTTTAAATATAAAAAACCAATATATGTGATCATAGATGATACTGGTCTTGGTGGAGGAGTAACAGATCGTTTGAATGAATTAAAATCGGAAGGAAAGCTATCTGGTGTAGTTATCGTTCCGGTTAATTTTTCTGCTGCCGTTCCAGACAAGAAAGCAGCAGAAAAATATCATGATATCACATCTTATGCATGGTCCATATTAAGAGATATGTTAGAAGAAAAAGAAGCAGTATTACCAAATGATACAGAGCTTATCGCACAATTAAGTGCGAGAAAATATGATCTTAGTTCATCAGGGAAGATACGGCTAGAATCGAAAAAAGCAATGAAAGAACGCATCGGAGAGTCTCCGGACCGGGCGGATGCTGTTGTTTTATCTTGCTACAGAAACAAAATTAAACCAATCAGTGTTCCAGGAAGTGATGTTGGAACAAAAGATAGTTACTGGAGGTGAAATAGCATTGTATGATGAAATAGGTCGCATCGGTCAAAACCGGTGGGGCGGTAGCTTTTACGAAGAATTTCTCCCAGAGTTGAGAGGTCAACGAGGAGTAAAGGTATATGCGGAAATGGAATCTAACGACGATGTGATCGGAGCAATCATATTTGCGTTAGATACATTGCTTAGACAGGCACAGTTTTCCGTAGAGCCACAGGGAGACGATCAAAAGGATATAGAGGCAGCAGAGTTCGTGGAGTCTTGCATGAATGATATGCAGAGCACATGGACTGACACAGTATCGGAAATATTATCATTCCTTACATATGGTTGGTCGTATCATGAGATCGTATATAAGAGGAGATCAGGGCGGACAGGAAATCCTAAGACGAACAGCAAATATGATGATGGTTTGATTGGATGGAGAAAGCTTCCTATCCGATCACAGGATTCGTTGTATCAATGGGAGTATGACAATGAAGACAATCTTATCGGCATGACGCAGATGCCACCGCCAAATTTTGGACTTTATACGATCCCACTGGAAAAGGCAATCCATTTCAGGACCAGATCCAGAAAAGGAAATCCAGAAGGAAGGAGCATCCTCAGAAATGCTTATCGTTCTTGGTACTTTAAAAAAGGGATTCAGGAATTTGAAGGGATCGGGATCGAAAGAGATCTCGCTGGTATACCGATGGTCACACCACCAGAAGGTGTTGACTTGTATAATCCAGATGATCCCGAAGGCTCAAGAATGTTAACCTGGGCTTATAGTTTGGTAAAGAATGTCCGACAAGACAAAAGTGCTGGAATCGTGCTACCACCGGGATTTAAGTTCGAGCTTGTTTCCACAGGTGGAAGCAGACAGATTGATACGAACGAGATCATAAATCGTTATGATAGCCGCATAGCAATGACAACGCTTGCGGATTTTATTCTGTTGGGGCATGAACACACTGGATCATTTGCGTTATCAGATGACAAGACAGAGTTATTTGCTGTGGCGATTGGATCATACCTAGATATTATCTGCGAAGCGTTCAACAATCAGGCAATTCCAAGATTAATTGACCTGAACGGAGAGCATTTTAAGGGGATTACAGACTATCCGAAGATGGTTCACGGAGATATTGAAAAGATCGACATGAACAAATTAGCACAGTACATTCAGGCAATGGTCGGCACTGGCGTATTGATCCCTGACGACGAACTGGAAACATATGTTCGAGAGGCTGGTAATTTGCCACCAAAGGTAGCTAACGATGAAAGGTTCATTGATCCTGATAGAGAAGATCAGCAGACAAATGATCTTGGATCACAGGGAAATGGAAATAATGTACATCCAGAGGACAATCAAGACGTTGCCGAAGATGCTGGAAAGGTACAAGAAGCCAAAAAACGTTTAGGAAGGAGCTGATTATATGTTCCTATTCCGAAAGGTTAAGAAGCGTGGATCGATGAAGCCAAATGATGTGAAAGAAGCATTAGAGAGGTTTCTTAATAGCAGCAGTCCAGAATTAACACGCTTGCTGGTCAGGTATTGGAAGGATCAGCAGACGGTTTTTACATTTAAAGAGATCAGAGAAGCTATTCAGGCTGGTGTGATCTCCAAGAAATCTGTAGAAGAATGGCAACAGGATTATTCAAAACTGGTTCATGATAAGATTGCACCAGAGATGGTTAAAGCAATGAAAGCTGGTGCTAAAAATCAAAACCAGCACAAAGGAATAGACATTGGATATAAATTTGATGCAGATCATTGGGCTGTATCTGATTGGTTGGAAAATCACACAGCTGAGCTTGTAACGAATTGTACAAGAGTACAGAAAGATGCAATTCAGTCAATGATCGATATCGGAATAAGAAAACATATGGGAACAGATGAGCTTGCAAGGTTTATCCGTCCCTGTATTGGTTTAACAAAGCCACAGACTCAGGCAGCTATGAAGTATTATGAGACGATCAAGGCAGAGTTGGAGAAGAAACACCCAAGAACAAAGCCAGAAAAGATTGAACAGATGGCAAGAGACAAGCAGATGAAGTATGCAGAACGTCAGCTCAGAGAAAGAGCAAAGACGATCGCACAGACCGAAAGAGCATTTGCCTATGAGTATGGGCGACAACAGCATACCAAGCGATTGGTTGAAGATGGGATCTTGCCACTGCAAGACAAAAAATGGTCTGCCACTGACAGTGAAAATACGTGTACTAAGTGCAGAGAACTTAACGGAAAGGTTGTTGGAATAGACGAAGAGTTTGTTTCTGGAAAGTTACTTTCGCCATTACACCCTAGATGTAAATGCTGCATAATGTACGTGAACCATGAAATGAAGTTGGAGGAAGAGAAAGCTATCATAGATTACGTTGGACCTAGAGAGTCCTATGTAGTCAATGAGAAGTTAAGAACTGACACCAAACTAACTGACACAGAGCAGAAGATGGTTGATAATCTGGATGAAGCTTTAAAACATTTTCCGAAGTATTCTGGAAATTTATTAAGGGCAGTACCGATCTCTGATCCCGAACAATTATCAGACTTTGTTAACTCTTTTGAGGTTGGGGAAAATATAAAATTTGAACAATATATTTCAACATCGTCAGAAATCGGCTATAATAAAGATGCGGAAGTTCAGATCTATATTAATAATTCTAAAAACGGAAGAAATCTTTTGAATTATGGAAAGAATGAGCATGAAGTTTTATATGAGAGAGGTTCTGAATTTCAGGTTATCAACAAAGCTTTTAATGAAGATACAAAGCAGTGGTTTATATTGTTAGAGGAGGCTGACGTAAAATGAGTTTAACCGCTAAAGAATGGTTGTTATTGCCAGAAGATGAACAAAAAAGAAGGGCAAATGAAGTACCACCGCATGAATGCTTTTTACTTCGTGTTCTGTATGCAGAGGTTCATTTTACAGAAGAGCAAAAAGCAAATATGACACAGGAAGAGCGAGACGAATTTTTAAGAGAGCCTACCGAAGAAGAAATTCTAAGAGGTAAACACGCTTCTTTTGATGCGATGAAAATGTTTGAAATGATTCCAGAAGAAGTGACCTTTGAAGAATGGCAGAAAGCTGGTTGCCCTGTTGGATGGAGAAAGAAAAAGAGAAGTTATGATTTATAAAGCAATAGAGCAGACAGTTCAGGCAGTGCAGATCACACCTGATATTGATATGATCGCCCCTGACTGGTTCACAAAGAAAATGAATACCGAAGAAATTATGATAGATCGTGTACAGAAAGGCGGAGCAACAGCCGTTATAGGATGCACGGTCTATTTTAATGCACGAAGATATAAAGGCAGCAGACTTGTTGCAAGAATAGGAGACTATATTGTAAAAGATTCAGTCGGTCGATTAAATGTAGTTCGTAAGAATGACTTTGATCGGCTGTATAAGAAGGAGGAAGCATGAGATATTTTAACGATTATATACGATCCCCAGCACAGACACAGGACAGTATACGAAAGTCCTTGAATCAAGTAGATATTACTAAGAAGGATGAAGAAAAGCAGTACGTCTTTGGATGGGCTAAGATTGCAGTCGATGAGAACGGAAAACAGTTGGTTGACCGCCAGAACGATTTAATTGATCCGGAAGAACTAGAACAGACAGCATATACCTATGTAGAGTTCTATCGTGAAGCCGGAGAGATGCACGAGCGAGGCGGTGCAGGCGTTCTGATCGAGAGTATTATATTCACTAAGGAAAAGATGAAAACTCTCGGTATAGAGGAAGGTACGTTGCCTGAAGGCTGGTGGGTTGGTTTCCACATCACAGACAATGAGGTCTGGGCAAAGATTAAGGACGGAACTTATACAATGTTCTCAATTGAGGGCAAAGCGAAACGTATTGAAGTTGAGGAGGACGAATAATGGAATTTAGAGATGCATTCAAAATTATGAAATCCGGAGGAAAAGTGAAGCTACCATCTTGGGGTGGATATTGGTTCTGGGATAATGACAAAACAACAATTATCATGCATACGAAAGATGGCGAGGACATTGATATTCGAGAAACAAAATGTCCTGAATATACATTCGGAAATATTACATCTGATGAATGGATGATCGCAGATGAAGAAAATTGCCCAGAGTTAGGTGGTGCAGCATATTTTGATTTTTCCAACGCTATTAAGTATTTAAAGAGAGGACTTAAGGTTGCACGAAAAGGATGGAATGGAAAGAAACAGTATATTCAGCTTGCAACATGTATTTCGTACACAGCAGCAGACGGAACAATTGTTAATTGTGATCACAATGACATTGGAAATAAAGCAATTGCGTTTATCGGCACGTCTGGTGTACAGATGGGATGGTTAGCGAGCCAAGCTGATATGTTAGCGGATGACTGGATGTTTGCAGATTAGGAGATGATCTCATTCTTAAGATTAAGAAATCACACCGACAGGATGAATGGATCGTGTACAACCCTGATTGCTTTGAATTGCATCATACGCACTGTAGGAATAAAAGAGTTGCGATCGCAATCAAGAAGAACGTGGAACGTAGAAGAGTTCCAACATCCAGAAATCTAAGAACCTTGGAAAGTCATATAAGACTGACAGGGAATAAGAATTATAAAAGAAAGATTCAGAATATCATTGAGGAAGTGAAATCTGAAATGAGAAACTGAAATTTATTCTAAAATTAAGTGAAATCTGAAATGAAAATAGACCATTTTGTAAAAAATGCAAATTGGTCTATTTTTTGTGTTTGAAAATGCACTTTGCGTTTTTGAAACTCGAAAAAGTGTCGTTAGAAAGGAGGAAACATGAAAACAAAAGGAAAGACAAAGCTGGAAGATCTGGAAGTAAAAAAGATCGATGCAGTAGACATCGGAGCAGATCAGAAAGCAAATATCCTGATTAAAAAGAGAGGAGGTGCAGAAGAACCGAAGGGAAACTTTTTCAAGCGATTCTTTAATGCGTTTTGTGACAGCTTAGGAGTAAATTCAGAAGATGTCAGAAAGTCCATGGAAGATGAAGCAACATCATTTGATGATGTAATGAATGAAAAGAAGATCTACGACGTGAGGGACCAGATCTGGAATGCCTGCAACTCTCTGGAACAGTCGATCGTGTCAATCTTACTCGATAAAGAGTGTGAGGATAAACAGGCAGCAATCGCACAGAGCATTGATCAGTTTAAGGCATTTTCGGATGATGCATCCAAGTCTTGGATCAAATTAGAACGTGCAGTAACAGACAAAGAAGATACTGTTGTTGCGGATGATTTTGAGATCGCAAAAATGCAAGAGGTAATTGAGAAATCTTGCGATCCTGAAACTATTAACAAAGAAAAAAAAGAAAAGGAGAATGAAATGGCATTTGATATTTCAAATATGACAGAGGAAGAAAAGAAAGAAGCATTAAAAGCATTACAGGATGATGCAAATGCAAAAAAAGAGGATACTGCAAAAAGAGCTGATATTGATGGACAGGTTCAGGAAGCAGTGAATAAAGCAATGGAAGGTGTTACAAAGGACTTCACTTCTATGATGAAGAAGATCATGGAACCAATCCAGAAGAGAGCAGAGGAAGCAGAACAGAAGTCCTTAGAAGAAGTTGCTAAGAAGTATGAACTCTTAGGAACAAAAGCAGAGGAATTAGTGCCAGTTCTGAAATCCATGAAAGCAACATCCGATGAAGCGTATAACAACTTCATTGCATCCATGGATAACAACCTTGCGGTAATTCAGAAATCAGGTCTGTTTGAGGAAATCGGTAAATCTGGTGGAGCTCACACAGGAAATGACGATACAGAAGGTGTTGCAAAGATGAACGCAAAGGTAGCAGAGATCAAAAAGTCTATGCCAAACCTTACTGATGCACAGGCACAGGATATCGTTATGCAGAATGATCCTGAATTAAGAGCAATGTTCGATAAATAAGAAAGGAGGTACAGAGAAGATGGCAAACAGAACATATGAATACAATCCAACTGGTGGAAGTCCAGTGATCAATGTTACAGCTGGAGCAGAACTCAAAACAGCCGTAGCGGTTTTATTAACAAAAGATGGAGCAAAAATTCCTGAAGCCGGAAAGGAAGCAACAGGAATTGTGCTTCTTGGAGATGAAACAGTAGCCAAAGGCGATGATATTACTGTTCAGATCAGAAATCAGGGCATGTGGGCAGCTGGTGCAAAGATTGAGGCTGGAGATTTCCTTGCTGTTGATGCAGAGGGATTATGCCAGAAGGCAACAACAGGGCAGTACATCTTAGCTATGGCACTGACACCAGCGACAGCAAAAGGAGACATCGTAAACGTTGCGATCATCCATGCTGGATATGAAGCATAAATAAAGGAGGAATGAAATAAATGAACACAGGACATAACAACGCAGCAGCAATCGCAGTTGATATTGCGAAAGGCTGGAGACCAAACTATTATTTAACCAATATGGCAATGAGCTATTTTCAGGCACCTGGAATGAATGTTGCTCCAAGCATCTTTCCAATTCTTCCAGTACATGCAAGCACTGGAAGCTACTATATCTTCAACAAAGAAGAGATCGCGAAAGACCAGGTAAAGAGAAAGCCTAAGTTCGGATCAGTAGATCCGGCTGTATTCTCTCATTCAGATGATACTTACAAATGTGAGGTAGATCAGATCATCGTCGGAGTAGATAACATCACAGCTCTGGATTACCAGAGAACTGGAGCACCAGCAACGATTGATCCGAGACGTGCAAAGGTAAAACAGGTTTCAGAACAGATGAATCTGCACCTTGATATGGTCTTTGCAAACAAGTTTTTCAATGCTGATGCCTGGGCAAATGTTAAGACAGGAGAAGCAACAGCTTCAACATCTAAACAGTTTGTGCATTTTGATGATGCAAACGCGGACATCGTAGGTCAGTTTGATGAGATGAAGAAAGAAATCCTTTTAAACGGACGTAGAATGCCTAACAAATTATGCTTAGGATACAGATCGTATAAGGCAATCAAAAATCATCCGCAGTTCTTAGAAAGAGTTACAGGTTCAGGGTCAACACCGAATCCAGCACTTGTTAACGAACAGGTAATTGCAGCGGTACTTGGTCTTGAAGAAGTAAAAGTTCTGTATGCAACTTATAATGCAGCAGAAATCGGTCAGAAAGCCGATATGAAATTTGTCTTTGACGATAACAGTGCATTATTAACTTATGCACCGAAAGAAGTAGATCTTGAAGAACCATCTGCCGGATATATTTATACATGGGATATGTTAGGCAATGGACAGTGGATGGCTACATCACAGTATGACGGACCTGGAGGATCACATTCAGAGTTCATCGAAGGACTTATGGCAACGGATATGAAGAAAACTTCCGATGACCTTGCAACTTTCTTAACAGGATGTGTATCCAAGTAGGAGGTGCTTTATATGAATTATGTTGCATTAAAACCAGTAAACTTTGGTGGAAAGCAGTATAAGATCGGAGAGACTATTCCAGAGGGTGTCGTAGATGAACGACGCTCTCTCTTTTTAAAGAAGTCTGGACACATTGCAGAAGTAGCGAGCGTAAATGGAGCGTATGCAGAGGATTTGAATGTTAACCCTAACACTTTATCAATTCCTTTATTACAATCTAAGCACGAGCTTGCAGTGAACGCACAGCAGTTATTACAGTTCTTTGCCACAATTCAGAAAACAATGGAAGAGGCAAAAATTGAGATTGCGACCATGACAGAGGAAGATGCACCGGTTTTACAGCTGTTACATGAGATTGATTCGAGAAAAGGAATCAAGGCAGCAGTTGAAACAAGACTTGCTGATCTTTCCACTGATACTGATATTAATCAGGAATCAGAAGCAGTAGAAGAAACCGAAGCACCAGCAGAACAGCCGGAAGGTGGCGAGGAGAATGACGTATAACTATTTTCCAGATGAGATCAATACAAATGATGTTATGAAGATGCGGTTCGAATTGGCGGATACTGATGTATCAAAGGATGAAATGTCAGCTGCACTTTCCGATGAAGAGATCACAGCTGTATTAGAGCAGTATCCAGACAATTTTAAGATGGCAAAACTGAAATTGCTAGAACATATGATGTTCAAATACGGACAGGACGTAGACAACAGTGTTGGTCCTGTCTCTTTTAATTTTGGTAATCGAATGAATTTCTGGAAACAGCTTTATGATGATCTGAAAAAAGAAATTGCATCTTCCAGTGTTGGAATCAAGCCGTATGAGAATGAAAAACGAGAGTATTTTTACGTTGGTATGATGAATCATCCTGGAGGTGGACGCTTTTGAAAATGACATCAATCGGTAGACCATATCAATATATGCAGTCTTTCCGTGTTTACTGGCAGGATACAGAAGTCATGGACGATGGCATGGTTGTAAAGGGCGATGAAAAAGAAGCCCCTGATGCGATCATAGACGGTATACTAGCCGAAGCGGATATGAAGACAATGGAAATCTGGAAACAAAACCAGACTCCGATCAGTCATACGATTGTGTCTTACCATCCAGTGGTTAAGCTAAGTAAGAACGATGTGTTACTGCTTGGCGATGATCCGTGCCATGATCGTAAGTTTATCGTGAAGGGTACAAAAGATCCAGCTGGAACAGGGCAGTTTTCCATCTATTATGTATTAGAAAGAAGTGATACAGATGGGCGTAGAAGCTGAATTTCAAGCATGTGCAAAGAATCTTGATGAAAGTATCAAAAGAGAGATGATGCGAAAGGGTGCAATGGCAACAAACACCCTTAGAAATATTGAGATCGAAGTATTGTCGAAAGGCGGTTCTGGAAAGAAATACAAACGGCTTCCGAATAGATCATCCGCACCGGGAGAAACACCAGCACCACAGTCTGGAAAGTTACGTCAGGACTGGGATGATCAAACTCTGATTGAAGGAGATCAAGTTACAAGCCGGATAAAAAGTAATTCAAAACACGCTGAATGGCTGGAAGGTGGCACAAAAAAGATGGCAAAACGACCATTTATTGATCCAATTAAGAAGAAAGCAGAGCCGGAGATTGTAAAGATCTTCGGTTCAGATTTTGAGGTAACTCTATGAAAGAAATAATTTTCAAGTACTTAAAACGACTGAATATTAACGGATTGGCTGCGTTCAAAAATGGACCAGCAATATTTTTGGATCAGGCACCTGATGATTCTGATTCAAGGTGGGATGGTTCGCAGTATGGGCGTATCATCTATGGGCTGAATCTGAAAGATGATTCAGAGCGTAAGGTTTCTGGAACGATGGAGATTGCAATAGCGTATCTGTTTAATAATCAAGGATATAAGAACTTGCTTGAAGCGAAGAAGATCCTGAAAAAAGCGTTTGAAGGAGTTTTCTTGACCGATGAAGATACAACGATTTCTCTTGTATGGAGAAAGTCAGAATCATTTCAGGAAGCAATCGAAGGGCAAATGGATGTAGAAGTATGTGGATCAGTGCTGACATTCGATGCATATGCTTTTCCAAAACATTCATACCTTCCGCTGGATGCAGTCGGTTCTTTGGCAAAGCACATTGATGAGAACTGGAACGTGACAGTGATCAATAACACGGAACTTGACGAAATCTGGAAGCCGGATGATGAAGAAGTGGTTGTTTATACTAGACTGGATTCTATGCAGCCAGGAACGTTCCCATCGACATATGCTTGTACATGGTTTACAAACAACATCAAGGTACATGTGATCTCCGGATCGGATGTAAATGCTGATCAGTTTGTTATGAACTTGCTGCAAGATTTACAGGAAAGAGAGAGGTTCGTTATGAATGATGGATCGCCGTTTTTTGTAAATCAGCTGGCATACAGCACGAAACTTGATCCATTAAAAGATGGACAGGTAACGGTAAGAGGTCAGTACGGAAAGCTACGAGATGTTGAAACAGTCGATGAATTAAAGACAATTACGATAAGTTAGGAGGAAACAATGGCAGAAAAGAAAGACGAAACAAAAACAGTGCCAGAAGTTACTTATACTGTGGATGAATATGCAGAAAATCCACAGGTGTTAGGAGTATCACAAGATATTATCCGAACAGCATTTGCAAGGGCAGGTGTTAAAGAAGCAACGCAGAGCACAGCAAAGAAACTTGTAGATACATTTAAGAAGAAGGAGGTATAAGAACTTGTCCGGATTATTTTTAAAAGGCGAGAAAAAGGAAAGAGCTGGAGTTTATCGCAGACATGAGCAGATCACAAATAATGGTGTAGCATCCGCAATGAACGGAGTTTTCTGTATTCCGGTTCATGCAGATTTTGGTCCAGTTGGAGAGATTCAGAAGATCACATCAAAGAGTGATCTTCTTTCACTTTATATAGAGAGTGGAACGATCGATGCAGCGGTAAAACTGTTTGATGCAGGTGCTAACACGGTATATCTTTACCGTCTTGGAACTGGTGGTAAAGAAGGAAGCCTGTCCTTACAGACAACCACAGCCACAAATGCAGTTACATTAAAGACAAAATATCCAACCGCTTTGAAATTCTCCGTAACTGTAAAACAGAAATTAGGAGATGAAACGACAAAAGAGTGTTCCGTTTACAATGGGGCAACACTTGTTGAGAAAGTAAGCTTTATCGCTGGTGCGGATGTAAATGAGGCTGCAAATCTGGTGGAAGCAATGAAAGACAGCAAGTATTTATCCGCAGAACTTGTTTCTGGAGCATCCGGGATCATGCAGACGGTTGCACAGCAGGCTTTGGCTGGTGGATCAGCACCGGCAGTCACAACAGAAGATTACAGCAATGCGTTTAATGCATTCGAAACTTATGCTTGGAATGTACTGGTGCTTGATACAGTCGAAGAAGATGTTAAAGCATTAGCGAAGACATACATGGAAAGAATCCATTCAAACGGTGCATTGGGTGTTTGCGTACTTGGAGAAGCGGCAGGAAAGTCACTTGCTACAAGAAAAACGAATGCAAAATCCTATAATGCACCATATTTTATTTACTGCGGTAGCGGATATTATAATACTGCCGGAGATAGGGTGGAAGGATACCTTGCTGCAGCAGTTCAGGCAGGTGTGATTGGATGCAAAGATTCAAGTACATCAATTGTACATACAGAGATTCCAGATGCGGAGTCATGCATTGAACAGCTGACGAATGAACAATATGTCGATGCGATCAAATCTGGATTGCTTCTTTTGTCAGAAGGACAGGAAGGACAGGTCTGGTTTGATTCAGGAGTGAACACATATACAGTTCTGGATGAGGACGATGACGAAGGATGGAAGAAGATCAAACGTACAGCTGTCCGTTATGAAGCTTTTGACCGTATCAATCGTACATTAGAACCATTGATCGGTAAGATCAGCAACAATGCAGCAGGCGTTGATAATGTAATTCAGGAAGCTAAAAAAGTACTGGCTGAAATGAACAGAGAAGGAAAGATCTTAGATACCTACGAATTTTATGAGGATACAGAAAATCCACATGCAGCGGATTATGCATACTTTATTATCCGCATTGATGACGTTGACAGCATGGAAAAGATCTACTTAACATATCAGTTCCAGTATATCGCACAGTAGGAGGTGTTATATAGATGAGTGGAAAAGGTTTTGATACTAGAAAGCTGATGACAGGAAAAGACGGAAAGCTTTTTATTACACTGGATGGAGTCTCCATCTGGTTTGCATCCGTAGAAGAGTTTACAATCGGAATGAATTTTTCAAACGTAGATTTCCATCCGGCAGGAGATGTACAGACATATGGAGTTCCAGACAGTGTTAAATTTACAGCATCGTTCACTGAAGCTGTAGTAAGAGATGATCTGACGATCGTACCAATGCTGGAAGCGATTAAAAATGGGAAAATTCCTACATTCAGTTTACAGGGCGGTGTTACAGAACCACTTGCTGGTGGCGAAAGTAAATATCTGTTAGATGAATGTATTCCTGATGGAGATACAAACATTCTGGAAGTAAAACCGGGAGAAATCATCAAGAGACAGTGCCAGTTTATTGTTAACAGTGTACCAGATTGTATTAAATCATTGGCAGCATAAAGAAAGGATAAGAAAATGGCAGAGAAGAAAACAAATATCAATGTAACAGAAGAAAATGAAATGGATCTTATCACTGGTCTGTTAAAGGCAGCAGAGTATAAGACAGAGGTAAGCCAGACATTAAATATTCAAAGAAACGGACAGAAATTGTTTAAATTCGATATTCGTCCATTATCTTTTGATGAAATCACTGATTGCAGAAAGAGAGCAACAACTTATATGCCGAATCCGGGTGGAGCATCACTTCCATTAATTGAGAAAAGCGTAAGCAATGCAGATTACATGGCATGGCAGATTTACATTGCAACAGTTCCGGAAAGTGATGGAACAAAATTCTGGGATAATCCAGCATTAAAAGAAGGACTGAACAAAGCTGGTCACATGGTTATGACACAGGCAGAGATCATTAAGGAAATTCTTACAGCTGGAGAACTTGAAGCAGTCAGCGACAAGATCGAAGAGTTATCCGGCAGTGGTACAAATGTCATTGATTATGCAAAAAACTAATTAAGTCCAGTCCGTTAGCTTCTCTGCTTGCAGAAAATTATTTACGGACTGGAATGTTGCCATCAAAAGCCCTTGATCTCCCAGAAGGAGAGAGGGCTTTTATCTTTGCAGCACTTATAACAGCTATGGAAGGAGGCGATGCATAAATGGCAAACAAAGAAATTGTGATCGATGTTGTATCGGAATATTCCGACCATGCGTCTTCTGGCCTACAGCAAACAGGGAAGAATGCAGAGAAAGCATCACGAGAGATGGACAAGCTTGGAAAGAAGCGTGCAAAGCCAAAATTAGGACTTGAAGATAAAGCAAGTCCAGTCCTCGACAAGTTTGGTAAAAAGGGAGATGGGCTCGGTAAAAAGACCTGGACTCCAAAACTTGGATTAAAAGACACTGCAACAGCAGGGATCAAAAAAGCTATGAGTGTTGGTATGAGTTTTGGTAGAAAGACTTTTTCAGCAGTCCTAAAAATCGATGACAAGGTAACAAGTCAGATCAAAAAAATCCCAAGTGTTATATCTAAGATCAAGAATTCTATATTTTCATTAAAAACTTTGGCTGGTGGAGTTATGACCGGAATTGCTGCAAAGAAATTGATAGCTGATCCGGTATCATTGGCTGATGAATTTGAGACATATCAAATTGGATTTGAAACGATGCTGAAATCCAAAGAGAAAGCTACTAAATTTATGGATAGTGCGAAGAAATTTGCATCTGTTACCCCGTTTGATACATCAGCAGTAGTGTCAAATGCACAAAGGATGCTGGCTTATGGATTCTCTGATAAAGACATTATTCCTGACCTGACGAAGATTGGTAATGCATCCGCAGCACTTGGAGCTGGAGAAGAGGGTATCTCTCGAGTATCCAGAGCTTTAGGTCAGATGAAAACAAACGGAAGATTGAACGCAGAGGACATGAATCAGCTGACAGATGTCGGTATAAACGCATGGAAGTATCTTGCTGATGCAGAGGGTAAATCCATAGCCCAGATCAGAGAAATGTCTCAAAAGGGCGAAATCAGTGGAGACAAAGCAGTTAAGACAATCCTTAATGGGCTGAAAGAATTTGATGGAATGATGGACAAAACATCTAATTCGACGGTTTCTGGATTAATGTCAAATATTAAAGATACGTTCGACATAAACATTGTTTCTAAATGGGGAAAAGGTCTCCAGAAGGGAGCAACGAAAGGTTTAGGAGAATTTGCAGACTATCTTGATAAATCCGATGCAAAACTAAAAGAAGCTGGAACATCACTTGAAAAACTTGGAGAGTATGCAAGTACATCTGTATTCAAGGGACTTGAAAAGGCTGGAGATAAGATCGACGATCTTATTAGTATGCCAAAATTCCAAAATGCTTCAATCGGTGGCAAGATTAGTATTGCTTGGGATGAACTGATTGCAAATCCGTTTTCTAAGTGGTGGGATTCTAAAGGAAGACCGGCGATCGTTAAAAAGATTACTGGGATTGGAAAAGATATTGCAAAAGCTGGTGGAAACTGGTTCAAGGAATCTCTTAAGGATCTGTTACCAGGCGGAGATAAAGCTGGTATCGCAGATTATTTAGCTGGATTTCTTGGATTATCTGGAGGACTAAAGCTGTTTAAAGGTGGAAAAAGTCTATACGATCAGATCACTGGCGGTTCTGGAGGTGGAGGAAAAACAAATCCTTTGGGAGATTCTATTGGAACAATCAATGTGTCCGCGGCAGTTGTAAATGTGAACGGAGGAATTGGAAACGGAAATTCTACAATACCGGGAACAAATCCGACAGGTAATAAAGAAATCTGGTTACCAGAAAGCGTAAAGCGAAAAATGCAACAAACTGAACCGAAAACACCATCTGGACCTACAAGGACACCGGGTGGCTTGTTTGGTTTAGGCGGTTCTGGTGTCACGCTGAAAAATGGAGAAACCGTAGCTGCCACTGGATGGAAAGCATGGCTTGGAAATCTAGGCGTAAAACTTGGATCAGGTGCAGCGACCGCTGGTGGAGCAGCAGCCGTTGGAGGTGCATCTTTATTAGGTGGAGCTTTAGGGATTGCAGGAATAGGAAGTGCAGCTGGTAATATTTATAACGCAGTGACCTCAAAAGATTCAGCCACGAAGAAGAAGGAAGCCTATAGAGGTGGCACGAAACTTGGAATGGTTGGAGGTGGTGCAGCCGCCGGAGCAGCCATAGGAGCTGCCTTTGGTGGTGTTGGAGCAGTTCCGGGAGCATTTATTGGTGCTGGAATTGGTGGAATTGGTGCAATCACAAAAGGAAATAAGTTCGGCGACTCCCTTAGAAAGTTTGTATCCAGCCGAAAGAATGCACTGAAAAACAGTAATTCTATGACGGCAAAGAGTCAGGAATATTGGAAATACAGTAAAGACAGTATTAGCAGTGTTAATCCAAAAGGAGCAAAATACAAAGAACTGGCAAGTTCCGTACAGAAAGCTTACGAGGAGAATAAGAAAAACACAAAACAAACGAATGTTGGATCAAAGACGACAAAGATTTTTTCAGGTGCTACGAATGCAGCTGGTGGAAAAGTCAGCAGCTTAGGTGGAAAGTCCGCAACAGCTGGAGGAATGCTGGGAACGATGGGTTCTATGTCGCTTGCAGCTGGTGGCAACTTACAAAGTGCTGGAAGTTCCGCATTATCACTTGCAGGTGCTTTAGCATCCGCAGCCTCAACGATTGCATCCGCAGCAAGTACAACCGCTGCACAAGCAAGTGCGATCAAAAGTATTACTAGTGGAAGTTATCTAAGTAATAGCGGTTCTTCAAAATCTGGTAAAAAGAAAACAAGCAAAAAGACATCATCCGCACCGAAAGTACAGACAGCCTTACCGAAAAATGGAAAGTTCTTTCATAATGCGAAGGGTAGTCTGGTCAGAGGTCATATCGTTTCTGAATTAGGAGAAGAAGGAAACGAAATGGTCATTCCACTTTCTAGACATAGAAGCCGTGCATTATCTCTCTGGAATCAAGCAGGACAGATTTTAGGCGTTACAAAGCATGCCAAAGGTGGACTTGTTGGAGGATCATCTGGATCTGGAAAAGCTTCGTCTGGTAGCAGTCAGCCAGTGATCAACGTTGGTGGTATTACGATCAGCGTCAATGCATCTGGAAATGACGGCATAGTTGATGCTATCAAAAACTCTAAAGGAGAGATCGCAGATGCTATTATGCAGGCGATCGCAGATGCAATCGGATCAACGGCAAGTAACAGAACAGCGGAGGTAATGTAAATGGACATATATATTACTGGAAAAAATTCAAAAGGGAATGATCAGAAGATACAAATTCCGATCATTCCTGAAGAAATTGAATCATCAATCGAAGGTAAGTTTGCAGAATATGATATCTATAAATTAGGTCAGGTCAGTGTTCCGAATGGTAAAAATCTTTCAGAACTAAGCTGGGAATGTTTTTTCCCCGGAGAAGCAAGAAAAGGCATGAAATTTGTTCGTAAGTGGACTGATCCAGCAACCTTAGATGCACTGATGAAATACTGGGCTAAGTATGGGAAAGTGGTAAATGTCTGTATTACAGGAACGAAGATCAATGTTGATATGCGTGTTTCAGAATACGATTCTACGGTCAAAAGCCTGAATGATTATTACTACACGGTAAGATTTATCGACTACGAAAAAATAAGTGTTTCCTCAACGAAAAGAAGTACCAAAACCACAAAGAAAAAGGTCAAAGTAAAGAAAGGACAAACATTACGGAAACTTGCAAAAAAATATCTTGGGTCCAGTAAAAAATACAAGGTTATTTATAATGCAAATAAGAAACTGATTGATTCTAGGAATAAAAAGGAACGTAAGAAACATCCAAAGAAAAAGATCAGCAAATATACGATCTATAAAGGACAGGTGCTTGTGATTCCTGTTCCAAGCAGTAAATCAGTTTCTAATTCCAAGGTTGAGGAATTAAAGAAAGCAATGAATAAAGATGGCTACTCGAAGCTGAAAGTTGATAAAAAGCTGACATCATCGATGAAATCAGCCATGAAAAAGATCAAGATCCGAACCGGAAGAAAAGGACAGGTCGTAAAATTTGTGCAAAAAATGGTAGGAGTCAAACAGGATGGTACTTGTGGATCTAAGACAGTATCAGCAATAAAAACTTACCAACGAAAGCATAAATTGACAGTAACCGGTGTCGCTGATTATAAAACACTGTTAAAAATGATAGGAGGATAGGAAGATATGCCGAGTTTAGGAAATCCACTGTATAAAGCGGTTGTAAAGACAACATCGGGGCAAGAATATGATCTATACAAGCTGAAAGTTATACTGGACTTGACAATATCTGATGATCCTGATTCGCTGGCAAAGGAAGTCAGCTTAACAGTAATGAACGCTGCGAAAAATGGTGTAACACTTGCGACATTGATTCAGCCATCAGATCGATTATACATATATTCGAATGTTGGACATGGAGATTTTGAAGTATTTCGAGGCGTGATCTGGGATCGAGACAGGGTTACCGATACAGAAAAAAAGGTAACATTTACAGCCTATGATTACTTGATTTATATGATGAAATCCCAAGATTATTTTTATTATAAAAAAGGTCTCAGCACAAAGGAAATTGTAAAAAGAATCTGTACTGCATGGAAGTTGAAACTGAAATACAGTTACGGATCAATCAAAAATAAAAGGATCAAACCAGTACAGAAGAATATTGGAGATATGATCGTATATGTGCTGAACAAGGCGAAAAGCAAACTTTCCAGCCGATATATTTTTACGATTGAAGGAACTACAGTGATTGTCAAGTATGCCAATACTAATACAACGATTTATAAGATTGAGGAAGGAAAGAATGTAATATCCATAGAGGTTAAAGTAACAATGGATGATATCGTTACAAAGATAAAGATCTACGGAGAAGCTAAGAAAAAGTCAATCCCTAAACTTGCATCAGTATCTAAGAATACATCGAAGTTTGGTACGATCCAAGAAGTCATGGATAAAGACAAGAAGGAGAAACTTTCAAAAATAAAGAAACAAGCACAAAAGAAATTGAAGAGCAGTGCAAAGGTCAAGTATGAATATATAGTAACGGCGATCAGTAATCCGAAGATAAAACGTGGAGACACCGTTTATGTTGGATGTGGTACCGCTGGACTGAAAGGAAATAAAACAGTAAAAAGTATTACACATGACTGTGTGGCTGGTACGATGGACGTTGTTTTTTACTAAAGGAGAGTTCTATGCAGAGAAATGGAAGAAAAAATTTTATTCGTGCGATCGAACAGATTTCTAAAGGAAACCAAAGTGCAGCGGATGTTGTTGCAGAACTTGGAACTATGAAAGACGGAGGGATTCTTCCTGACTCTTATCCAGAAAGTGCAGAACCGGATGACGATTTTTTAATGTTGTCTAATGCGAAAGTAAGTGATGGCGATCGAGTATTACTGATCTGGACAGATGCAGAGGAAATCGTTGTGATCGGTAAAGTGGAAGGAGATGAAGAAGATGCCGGATAATCTTTTCCCAGAGGAATATGAAAATGAAGAAGAATATTTTGAAGATGAAGAGAATGAAGGAACTGAGGAAGAAAATACAGAAGAAGAGGAAGATGCAGGTTATAAACCCAGCATCTTTTTTGATTTTGATACTGGAGACTTTGTTACGCTTCACGATGGAAAATTAAAAGAGGCATCCGGGTTCGAGGCGTGGGTGCAATGGTGTTACAAAACGATCATGACACAAAGATACGCTCATGAAGGATATTCCACCGACATTGGGATTGACTATGAAAGTGCCTTGCAAGCGGATAGCCGTGAAGAGGCAGAAAGCATTTTACAAAGAGAAATCGAAGAAGCATTGATGGCTGATCCGTCCGAAAGAACTTTGTACGTTGGGAATATTATGTTTCAATGGGAAGCAGAACATTGTCTTGTAACAGTACAGGTGCAGGGTATTGATGGAGATATAGAAATACAGACACAATTTGAAAGTGAGGTGGTCTAAAAATGGCATTGGAAGCAGAAGAACTAGAATTGCCAGATTTCTTGAATAATTCGAGTGAAGAGGAAATCCATGAAAAGATGCTTAGCAATCTTCCAGAAGATATTGATAAATCCGAAGGCGGTTTTCCTTGGGATTTTACACGTCCGACAGCGATTGAGATAGCAGAGCTAAAAGAATATGTGCTTGTGGAAGTATTGAAAAGTCTTTCGCCGGTAACCTGTGAAGAATCTTACCTATTGGATTACCACGCTGATGGAAGAGGTCTTGTACGAAGAGAATCGGTAAATGCAACAGGATATGTGACTGTTACAGCAAAAGCCGGTCTTGTTATTCCTTTAGGATATGGTTTTTCTACAGAAGCAGATGACGAAGGAAATACGATAGATTTTGTAACAACAGAGGAAGTTACGGTCGATTCTCTTGGAAATGCAAAGATTCCAATTGAGGCAGCAGAAGGAGGATCTGCAAGCAATGTTGGAGTAAATACGATCGTATTACATACTGGAGATGAGACAGGAGAACTGCTCGATGAAATAATCTCTGTTACAAATGAGGAAGCTGTTACAGGCGGTTTGGATGAAGAGGACGATGATACTTTAAGAGAACGAATTGTTGAGTATGATCGAAGCCATGACATTTCCTATGTTGGGAATGTGGCAGACTATAAACGATGGGCATTGTCAGTTCCCGGTGTTGGTGCAGTTACTGTGATACCAGCAAAAGATGACTCTGGAATAATCAAGATCATCTTAATGGATCAGAACGGAGTACCAGCATCGAAGCAGATTCAAGATGCTGTGTATGATTATATTATGCGTCCAGATAGTGAATCAGATCGCTTAGCACCGCCCAATGCTGTATTAGAGATAACGGCTCCTGAAACAGTAGTAGTTAACATATCAGCTGTGGTTTATTTGAGAGAAGCAGAAATTGGCGATGTGCAGAATGATTTGAAAGCTGCACTTCAGTCATATTTGTTAAATGTTTCATCGAATGATAGTGCGGTTAGAATATCAGCGATCAACAGTATCCTTGGATCTGTATCAGGTATCTATGATTATGACAGTGTACAAATCAATGGAGTGTCAAAAAATGTAGACCTTGAATCTGGACAAATGCCGGTTTTAGGAATAGTAACAATAACGGAGGGATGATACTATGTGGTATAAAACAGACCTTATGGAGCAAATCCTGACGAGTGAAAGTGCAAAACAAATGATTGACTATGTATCGCCGATTTATGGGAAATCAAGAATCGGACTTTGGCTGTTCCAAGTGATCGGACTTGAGATAGATGACGTAAAAACAATATGTGAAGATATATTTGATCAGATATTTGTTGATCGTGCTACATGGGGGCTCCCTATTTGGGAAAAAGAATACGGAATAACGCCGCTTCCAGATCAGACGATTGAGCAGAGAAGAACACAGATTTTGCAAATGAGGATAAAAAGGCCTTTGAATCCTAAAAGGTTTGAAAAGATCATAGAAGCTTTGAGCGGTGTAGAAACAAAGCTCATAGAAAATACAGCAAAAAATACATTTCAAGTCAATCTTTATGGCGAAGTAAATAATTATGATGAAGTAGTAAGAAGAATTGACGAATTGAAACCAGCACATTTATTGTGCAATATTCGTGTTTCAGACGTTATAGAATCAGAGACGGCATTGAATTATGCGATTGTTTCAAGCTCTTGTGAATATTCTTCTTCGATCGTTAGTGAGGTATAAAATCATGTGGGAAAATACAGTAATTACAAATGCAGGTATTGAATTATTAAAGAATGCCTTAAGCGGAGGAACAATAACAGTAACAGCGATCAAGTCTGGTGCTGGTAAAGTTGACGTTAGTGCTTTGAAAAGTCAGACGGCGGTATCATCAATTAAGCAGTCTGGAACAGTACAGGGCGTGACAAAAACAAACGAAACAATCAAGATAGGAGTATTGTTTTCAAACGCTGGTTTATCTGCCGGATACAGCATGACACAGCTTGGAATTTATGCAAAAGGATCAACCGGAAGTGAAGTGTTGTTTGCGATTTCTCAAAGTACAACAGGGAAAGAAGTTCCGGCAGAATCGGCTATGCCGTCATGGTCGTTAGTACATAATTTTTACATCAAGCTTAATAATGATGTAAAAATGACAGCAACGGTTGATCCAGAAGGGTACGTTACATTTGAAACTATGCAGAAAGCGTTAAATGCGCATACAGGAAACAAGAGCAACCCTCATAGTGTTACTAAGTCGCAAGTAGGCTTAGGGAACGTTCCGAACGTAGCGACAAATAATCAGACACCGACATATTCAGATACAACAACTCTTGTGACTTTATCAAGTGGCGAGAAAATATCTATTGCATTTGCAAAGATTAAACTTGCAATTACAACTCTGATTAATCATCTTGCGAATAAAAGTAATCCTCACGGAGTTACTAAAAGCCAAGTTGGATTAGGCAATGTGGAGAATAAAAGCAGTGCTACAATCCGTGGAGAATTAACCAAAGGTAATGTAACGACAGCCCTTGGTTATACGCCAGCAAATCAGACTGACATGACGAATGCACAGGATGCTATTACGCAGCTAAATTCTGATAAAGAATACAAAACTTATTCTACTGATGGAATCAGCATAGAAATAAATAGCCAGTGTGCTATGTTTTATATCAGAAAAAGCAAAAGTTTGACAGGTGGAAATACAACTCAAACTTTATTAGATTTACCTAATGGTATCACTTTAAAAAATGAAGTTTTCGCTCCTTGCGAAATCATTGACGGAAGCTGGACTCCATACGGAAATACCGGCTACATAAACGCCAGAAACGGACAGATAAATGTGCGATGCAAAGACAGTACATCTACCAGTATAGTCATTGCTATGTTTACAGTTCCTAGGTATTTTATACAATTTAGTTAAATTATATGAAATTTTATTTAATCCCAAAAACTCTTATGTATTTAACGCCATGATCAGCAGACAGTTTTACAGTTGTAGCAGTATCGCTTGCATATGTAAACGATACTGCAGATATCGTGCTGTCATTCGAACCATGAGCCACGAAGCTATAGGATTTTCCTATTTTTTCGAAGATAACCCTTGGAACAGTTACAATACTGCGAATATCATCATCACTAGCACCGAACGCAAACACAATAAATTTGTAATCACTTAGTTTTCGATCACCATAATGATTAATTGTTTGACTTGTTGTCGAAACAGATGTTCCTACTATGATTGTATCGTAATCAGAATTTAGTTGTGTTGTTGAGAAAAAAGAAAGGAGAAAAAATGGCAGTAAAAACAGTACAAGCGACTATTAACGGTCAAACATACACATTGACTCTTAACAGCTCGACTGGAAAATATGAAGCTACGGTAACAGCTCCGTCAAAGAGTTCATACAATCAGAGTGGACATTATTACGGAGTAACGGTTAAGGCAACCGATGAGGCAGGAAACACAATCACAAAAGATGCAACCGACAGTACGTTAGGATCATCACTGCAATTAAAGGTAAAAGAGAAGGTCGCTCCAGTTATTGCAATCGTGTCTCCAACGTCCGGATCATATTCGGCAAACAACAAGCCTGTAATTACTTGGAAGGTAACCGATACCGATTCTGGTGTTAATCCATCAACAATCGGTATCACGCTAGACAGTGGTACTAAGGTAACAGGCGATGCAATAACTAAGACTGCGATCACAGGCGGATACCAGTGTACATATACACCAACGACAGCGTTGTCCGATGGAAGCCATACAATCAAATTGGATGCAAGCGATTATGACGGAAACGCAGCAGCTACAAGCTCAACATCGTTTAAGGTAGATACAGTTCCACCTGTATTAACATTGTCCAGTCCAGTGGATAAACTTATTACAAATCAAACTGCTTGCACAGTAAAAGGTAAAACAAACGATGCAACAAGCAGTCCTGTCACGGTAACAGTTAAACTTAATTCTTTAGCAGCAGAAGCAGTCACAGTTGGAAGCGATGGAAGTTTCAGCAAGGCCCTTACTCTTGCAGTAGGTACAAACACAATTACCGTTGTTGTAACCGATGGTGCTGGTAAGACAACGACAATAACACGTACCGTTACGTTAGACACAACCGCACCTGTGATCAAGAGTGTTACATTGACACCGAATCCAGTCGATGCTGGCAAAACATTTATCATATCCGTTGAAGTAACGGACTAGGTTAGTTGTTATGGTAGTTCGACTAGAGGGGAATGTAAACGGAGAGTCAGTGATCTTAACTAGATCCGCTGACTCTTTAGATTTATGGGAGTCCGTTATACCATCCACATTAAACGGCAGGTATGTAATCGGATTAACTGCATATGATGAGGCAGGGAATGTAAGTAGCTATTCTACATACATACTTACAGTAGATCTTAAAGCATTAAGAGTTTCACTGAAGCCTTTTGATTTGTATGCAACCTTGCACAACGAGAAATAAGAAGAAAAAAAGAGGAGGAGAACATGCAAAAAAAGAAAGTGATCATAATGCACCCGGGAGAATCCAGAACAGCAGTAATTGCTATACATTCTATTAAAAATGAGAAATTTACAATTGAAAGTGCGGAGTATTCGCTAATATACATGAAAGACAAAGCTGAAGAAAGCACTGGAGTTTGTAATATTAAAGAACATGATATAGAAGCACTGATTTCTCCTCAAAAGCGTGGTACCTATACACTTGACATCAGATATGCAGTATTAGACGAAATCTTAATAGAGCATATAGAAGTGAAGGTGGTATGATGGCAGCAGAAATCATTGAAATTAAGTCTGTAAGCCTGTCTCCTAACCCAGTACAGACCGGTGGAAAAGTTAAGATCAGCGTAGGACTTGAAGCAAACGAAAGTGATGTTAATTGCTTCTATTGCATATTTTCTTCCGAATTAGAAACAAGTCAAGTAACAACGACAGCAACGGTGTAGCTGAGGAAGGAGACATATTTGGATGATGAATACATAAGTAGAAATGAACATAATGCATTTGCGAGTGATGTTGATCATGAGCAAACCCGACAAAACAAAAGAATTGAAGCGTTAGAAGTGACAGTAAGACAGATCAATGACCTTACATTGTCAGTTCAAAAACTTGCGATCAACATGGAACATATGCTTGTTAACCAGACAGAGCAGAACAAACGGCTGGAAGAGTTAGAAAACCGAGACGGGGAGAAATGGAGAAGCATTTCTATGTACGTTCTAACCGCTGTGGTTGGTGCAGTAATCGGATTCGTACTCAAACAAGCTGGACTATAAGAAGGAGAGATAAGATGAAAGAATTATTTGAACAGAATAAAGTGTTATTCTTGGCAGTGATCACAGCGTTGATCATTGTTTTTTTAGTTAAGAAACTGATCGACTATATCACAAAAAAAGGTCTGGAAGGGATCAGACTGGATGTATACAAGCTGTTTGTAGAAGCAGAGAAAACCTTCCGTGCATCCAAGCAAGGACAGCAGAAATTTGATTATGTAATACATATGGCAAGAGGATTGCTGCCAAAACCGATTCAATTATTTGTTAGCGATAAAATGTTAAAAGAGATCGTTCAGTTATGGTTTGATGGTGTCAAAGACCTTTTGGATGACGGTAAATTAAATAATTCAGTATACGATTTAGAAGATGTTGAGGAAGTCAGCAGAGAAGATAAGATCAATCATACGACAGAGTTAGATGACGGAACATGGACAAATTATGCAGAGACTCCGTTACCTGAAACTGATTTAGAAGATCCAGAGGAACAGGAACAGACAGAAGATAATCAGGCAGCAGCAGAACAGGAGGTGTAGACATATGAGAATCGCATTGACAGTAGGACACAGTTTGCTTAAAAATGGATCATATACATCAGCCAGTGGAGAAGATTGCGGTGGAGTAAACGAGTATAAGTACAATAAAAAGCTGATGAAAAAGGTAAAAGAATATCTTGAAAGCGACGGACACAGTGTTGATCTGTATATCTGCCCAGAGAAGGTATTTACCGCTGCATCACAGGAAAAATCATGGAAACTGACACGTTTAAATGCAAAGAACTATGATCTCGTCGTAGAAGGTCATTTGAATTGCTATAATGGAAAAGCACACGGAACAGAAGTATTATACGTTTCCGAAAATGGTAAGAGGTACGCAAAGAGAGTACAGAAGAAACTGGTATCCGCTGGATTTACAGATCGTGACGTGCAGAAGAGAACGAACCTGTATATGCTGAATGGCACAAAGGCAACAACGATCATGACAGAGAGCTTTTTCTGTGACTCCAAGTCCGATTATAAGATCGGTAAAAACGTTAATAAGATTGCTAAGCTGATCGCAGAGGGAATCTGTAATAAAAAGCTGGGAACAGCTACAAAGGTCAAAGAGGCCGTAAAAACGACAGTATCAAAAGTTGTTAATAAGACTGCATATGCTAAGGTTGTTACAAAGTCCGATCCACTGATGATCAGACAGAGTGCAAACGTATCATCTAAGATCATTGGTAAGATTCCGAAGAAATCTAAAGTTGAAGTATTGAAAAAAGGCAGCACTTGGACGAAAGTTAAGTACAAGAGTGTAACAGGGTATTCAGCTACAAGATACCTTAAATTTTAA